CCCTAAGAAAATAGCAAGTTTCATCTAATCCAGCCCCATCTCATCCATGATTTCAATCATACGCTTTACTCCTTGTCTGGAGGATTGCTTGTCCCTCACCGCTGCAGCACGGAACGTGGGCATTTCTTTCTGCAACGCTTTTCTGGTTGCTTTAGTTAATAATTCAGGGTGTCTGCCTCCCCTTGTTTGGGCATAAAAATCTTGTAACAAACGTACCCGTTCAGGGGCTAGTCTGGAGCCTTGTGTTCCCCGACGGCTGGGATTTCCCCATTTAGTGTACTTGGTCATGCCAACCAAGGCGGAGAGACCTTTAGCTGCTTTTAATTCTGGCAGGATCCAGGAAATAAGGTCAACTGGTTGTAAGGGTTCTTCCTCAGGCGACGTATCAAATTCTATTTCTTCCGCGATTTCAGCTATGCGGTCTGTTTCTTCTGGTAAAATTTCCCCTCCAGTGGCTTTGCCTGCTTTGGAATAGGCTATGGCAATAGCTTGTTTCTGCGGATATCCTTCACCCCTGAGTGTTGAAATATTCGCAGAAATATTCTTTTTGGAAGAGCCTCCCCTTAACGGCATTTCATACTCCTTAGAAGATGTTCCATCCAGGAAGTATAATCTCAAAAAATTTTTTTGCAAAATATTTTTTCGTCAGGAGTCCCATTTGAAAAGTACATGCAACTGCGAGGCTAAGTCCAGGTCGGGCGGGTGGGACCCCGCGCCTAACCGCTGTAGGGGGGTATAGGGGTTAATTTACCGCTTTACTATGGGTAAGGGTAGGTAGTTGTGTTGAGTGTGTGTGTGTTGCGCTGTGTCGGTCTAAGGGTAGAGTAGAGATAGAGTAGGCATGAAAAAGGGCTAGGTTATTAGCCTAGCCCTTTAGTTGGTTAGCTAGTGGTTAGCCAATGACGTAACATTCAGACTTGTCTAGTTTCCTAGACTTCCAAACACTATCACCTAACATCATAGCGCCGTAGTGCTTGAATATCTCCACTACGTCTTGAGCGTATGGCTCACCTTTACTATCTGCCCATGCAAGTTTAGGATCGCGTTCTTCTAATGGTGTCTTTTTCATATAGTCTATTGCTATATCATTAAGAACATTAGGCGTTATCGCTTTACCCGCTTGTAATGCTATTACAGCATAACGTAGGGTTTTCTTAACTTGCTTAGGGTAGGCTTTTCTATCTCTAACCATATCAGCGCCAAAAGATAAGGGAGTTTCAGCGCCTATTGCACCGCCACCGCTATCCATATCTTTAATAGCGTCTAATTGCGCTTGAGTAGCGCCTTTAACCCTAGCCTTACCTTTATCAAGGTTAGTAATGGCTTGAGCTACTGTTTGCTCTGTTTGAGTCTTAGCTTGACTGTTCTTGGACTTATTCATAATTTAAGTTCCTTTATAATTGCTAACTGTAGCGTTGTGCTTGTTAGTACCTAACATTGTAACCTAAACTAGCCTAGCATACAATACTACTTTACTTTTAGTTTTTGCTCCTAAAATCCCTCGCTCGCTCGTTCCTGTGCGTCTATATTTCTTATGTGTGGTGTGGGCGGGTGGGACCAGAGACGGATAGAGTAGAGTAGAG